GAACTCTTTGAAAGCCGTAAGGCGCTCACCGCAGAGCGCGATTCCATTCTCGCACAAGATTCCTTGACCGTCGAGATTGAAGCTCGCGGCCACGAAGTCGCAAACGAACTTGCAACCGTCGAGGCAGAGATCCGTTCCGCGCAAATGCGCGAGCGTTTCGCATCGTCGAGCGCTGTCGAAATCATCGCCAAGCGCGATATGGAACTCGGCCGCGAAGAGCGCGATACCAAGAAGTACCGCGACCAGTTCGTCGGTTGGCTCAAGGGCGGCGCTGCACCTGAAGTGCGTGCACTCACGACTGCAACCACGCCAGCAACCGCTGCGGGCACGATCATGGTGCCTGCTGTGTACGAGACAGAGATTTTGAAGTACTTGGACAACCAAGATTTCATGCGCTCGTTGGCTGATTACCGCGGTGGAGTCACTGGCTACCCATCGCTCCGATACAACACGCAGACCAGCGCGGCCTATGGTGGCGGTACTGGTTCGTGGATCGCTGAAGGTGGCACCGCGGTAGTGAACGACATGGCACTTGCTGAAGTGCTCCTGCCACCCAAGTTGTGCTCACCAACCACGCAGGTTTCGCAAACGCTGTTGCGCCAAGCGAATTTTGACGTCGAAGCCGAAGTGATGATGGATCTCCAGAGAAAGCTCTCCAAGAATCAAGCCTTCGCATTCATGGGTGGTACGGGAACGAATATGCCAACGGGCATCTTTGATCCTGCAACGACCACCACTGGCGTTCGCACTGGTGCATCGTGCGCTACCAACACCAACTTGCGCACACAGAAGGTAACTGCTGCGACGTCATCGTCTTCAGTGACGATTGAGAACCTCACGAAGATGCGCTACGAGACTCTGCCAGCGGCTTACTGGAATAGTCCAACCTGTGCTTGGATCATTCCGCAAGACGTTTACGCAGCGATCGCTGGCATCATCGTGAACAACGTTCCGCTGTTTGTTCCTTCTGCTGATGCTGGCATTCGCAATGCAGCACCGTTTACGCTGATGGGCCTCCCGGTCTACGTTACGCCGTACATCCCGGTGAACGTTGCAACCGCTGGCACCACCAAGACCGTGATGGCAGTGGTTGGAGACATTCGCGAGTCCTACAGCATCCGCGAGTGGGCAGGCATCGGCATGATCCGCGACGACATCACCCTGGCGACCACTGGCCAGGTGAAGTACACCGCGATGTCGTTCGCCAACGCCAACATCACCCGCGGCGATGCGCTCGTTCAGTTGCGCGTCTCCAACATCGCGTAATGATCCTCTCATCCTTCAGGTGGGTGGGGCTTCGGCCCCACCTACCTGTAGCGAGGAACTATGGCCCTAGATATCGCAAAGTTCCGCAGTTGGGCTCGCATTCCTCATACCGAGGATGACCCGGCTATTGGCATTGCATGGGCAGCGGCAGTACGGGAACTTGAGGAGCGCACCGGGTGGTGCGTGGAGAGTGTCACCAGGAAGCAGTGGGTGCCCTCAGCGCCCTTGACGATCTACGGCGGCCTGTACCTCCGTTTAGAGCGTCAAGGCGACCTAGCGGGAACTACGGCCACCTACAGCGATAGCACGACGGTACCGCTTACTGGCACGTGCGCGAAGATCCAAATCAATGGCTTGGTCTACGTCGATATGGACATCGACAATCTGACATACCCAGTCACGCTGACCGTAACAGCAGGTAACGCGGCGCTTAACCCGCTGCTAGAGATGGCGCTCCTCCAGCGCGTGGCGCACCATGTTGCAAGCCGCGGCGACGATACGGTCGCCCTGGACTCGACCTACTGGGACAGGGTGACCTCAATGATGGGCAAAGGAATAGCGTAAATGGCTGGCCATGTGCCATCCGGGATGCTGAGGCTCTCCATGACAGTGCAGAATCCAGTACGCACCGTGGACACAGTTGGCCAAGCATCTGTCGCATGGCTCAGTGTTGCCAACATCGCTTGCCACATTGACTCGGCACGCACGAACGAAGTGGTGGACGATCTTGGCGTTAACGCCCGTTCCGATTGGCGCATCCTCGCCGCCTGGCATCCGGCAGTGACGAGCAACAGCCGACTGCTTTACCTGGACAACGGCACCGAGCGCGTATTTAATATTCGCGCCTGCTGGGACAGGGATCAGAAGCGCCGACGCTTGGAGATCGAAGCGACGGAGGTCACGGAATGACCGCTACCAAGATCACGATGAAAACGCAGTTCGTGGACGGCAACGTCCGCAAGGCGCTTCAAAGTCTCGGGCCCAAGGTTGCCGAGAACGTCATGAAGCGCTCGATGCGCAAAGCATTGCAACCAGTGCGCACTGCGCTGACTCGGACTTGGCTATCTGCGAGTTACCGCGGCTACCCGTGGAGCCGCCAAGACATTGCCAACGCAACCATGGTCGACGTGCGTCGAGCTGGCGGTAAAGCGTCGTCAGGAGTTGCGGGCCGCGTGGGCGTCATGTACGGGAAAAAGGCAGGCAACTCCAGTGGGCGCCAAAAGATTTGGCACTTACTGGAAGGTGGATTCCGGCACTACGCCAAGGGATCGAAGGCGTACGCCAATTTCAGCAAGGACGCCAAGGCAGAGCAGGGCAACTACAAAGCGATCATTGCCGCCAAGCGCCCGGCGGCCCTGGCAGCGCCAAGAGCGGAACGCGCCGGACGGCTACGCGCCGTCTTCGCCGCGGCACGCGATGCAGCGCCTACGTTCGTCGCAGAGCGCTCGGGACGTGTTACAGCGCGAAAGACCGCCACAGCGAAGCAGATCGCAGGAGCGTGGCGGTCTCGCGCCGTGGCGTCGCAAATGATCCCACAGGTAACAAAGAACCTCCGCGACTACATCCTGCAAGCGTGCAAGGAGGCTTTACGTGCCAACAAGTAGAAGCCTCGAAAACATCACGAAAGCGCTCTACTCGTATTTAGCGCCAGAGTTAACACGGGCAGAACTTTCGCCGCGTTGGCGTCGCCAGGGTGATCCTTTGCCGTACGTCACCTACGAGTTCACATCAGCAAACTGGGCGCAGACGACAAACACCATCACCAACATGGTGACGCTGTCCGTCAATTTCTCATGCATTGCCCAAACAGTCGCTGATGCGCTGGAAGTAGCCGACGAGATCACGTTGGCGTTCGAACAAACCGTAGTGGAGAATCGAATCACTTTCCACATGGTAAACATCAGTATGCGAACACTTGACGCCGTGCCCGATGACGGCACAGGCGATGCCGAAAGAATCATCGTAGTTAGTACAACATTCCTCACCCACGACGAGACATAAACCATGCCAACGACATATACAGCGGGATACGGCGGAACACTGACCATCAACTCGGTAACCATCCCGGTACAGAACGTGACGATTGATCTATCCCGCCAAGAGATCGACATCACCACCACGCTCGACCTTACCACGCTGGCAATGGCTGGCCGTCTTACGCGCAAGATCACTTGCACGGCAATGGCTACAACCGTCGCGGAAACGGCGCTTACGCTGCTTATCAATACTGCAACAGACACCAAAACCGTAATTGCCTGGAGCGACGGCAACTCGGGCACGTCGTACAGCATCACGTGCATGTTGTCGAGCGCTAGCCGTTCGTACGACGGGCAGGGCGCTGCAACGATCAACTTTAACTTCTCCGAGGCAAAGGTCTAATGCCAATCGGAACCGAATATCTAGGCGACGGCTGGCGTGATGCCAACATTGAAGGTTTGCCACCACTCCAGGTGCGCCGACCAGTGATGCGCGATATCGCCGCTGGCGGCCAGTACTGGTGGATTGCGTGTGTGCGCTGCGCCGACGGTACGCCGTTACTTGCTGAAGGCGTAGCTGCTGCGGATCTCCGCGTGGAGATCGGTAACGCCATTATCGCGGAGGTAATGAAAGAGCGCCCTATTCAAGCGCCGAAAGGCGCATCTGGAGGATGACTCCAGCAGCCCGGATGGATATGCCAGTCGGGCTGATGTCTGAAAGAACGCCGGAGGAACGGATTGAGAGTCTGCTCATCACTCTTACGTGCGCGATGACCGGCGCACCAGCGCACAGGATTGCACCATGGCTAATGACTTAAAGGCATCGGTAAGCATCACAGCAGATACGAGCGGATTGATCTCCGGCGTGAATGGTGCCATGGAGAAGATCAACCGCATCAGCGCCAGCAGTACCGC